ACCAGTCGAGAGAGAAGTTCCTGGGTGAGTGCCTACTGGTTCATTATAGAACGTATCAGTGAAACTACCTATAGCAGAATCTTGTATAGAGTTGCTAAGTGTTATCGCTCCGCTATATCTTTCTTGTGGAGATGCAACAGGAAAAGAAGATATTAGACCCAATCCGCCAATGTGCGCAAACAGTTCTTCCTCTGCCAAAGTCAGTTGCTTTAAATCGCCGCTTGAGTTTAGGATCTTTACTGGAATGCTATTCCAAGCAGACATACTGTATTATCCTTCCGTTAAGCGTTTAATAAAGTGCCATTACGATCGTATACGTTGGGTATTCTCGCGTTGACTTCAGCAAGTGCGCCGTGTACAGTTTTAGCATTGGTGTGCGGAGTTGCAGCGCCAGAGGTAGGCAGTCCTATCGCGCGAGTGAAGTTAATGTCAGCACTGTCTGTTCTATAGACTTCTTGCCCAGCAGAATAAAGTCCAGTGTAGAATACTACGTTGCCATTATCATTTTTAAACGTAGCATATTCTGTTGAGTGTGCGACAGAATCTGCTTGAAAGTGAATGTGTCCAGTATGCGTACAAAGGCGAATATCTGAATCAGCATCAATTGTAATACCACCAGTTTGAGTGCTTATCCTTAGAGTTCGCGCAATATCCATGTGAGTGATTGCTGAGTCAAGATCCCAAGTAATAACCTGATCGCTGTCTCTATAGAAGTAAAGATTACCGTTATAGGTGTCGATTATCATATCGCCCGAAACATCAATATGATATCCACCAGTTACTTCTAGTTTATTGTCTGGACCAAAGAAGTACTCGTATCTTGTATTATTGCCGCGTTTGAAACTAATACCAGAAGCAGAATCCGCTACTTGAAACACTAATGCTCCGTCAGTAGAAATTGTATAATCGCCAACAACTGAGTCAACTGTCAAAGAAGATAGAGTACGAGTTACTTGCGTTGCCCCGTCCCATTTGTAATAGAATACGCCACTACCAGCATCAAGGGCAATATCTCCCGAAACATCAAGTATGGCATCTCCAGTATGAGTGATGGTATCAGTATCAATGTCCCAACTCTTGGTTCCAGCATTTGTATTGAGGACAAAAGATTGATAAGCATTTATTGTGAAATCGCCTGCTGTATTAGTAATACTAGCAGCGGTTCCTGTAATCGTCATATTAGGAGCAGCATCAGCGTTTAATCTAAATCGCTCAGTCGTTCCATCTTTAAATATAAAGTCGTCACCGTTAGCATCAAGAGTGATGTCGCCGGAAACATCATATGTTAAGTTTCCTGTTACAGTCGCAGTGTTAGTTCCTGCTGGGTCTAAGGAGTAGACTATAGCATTTGCGCCATCATCTTTAAGAGAAAGAGAACCAGTACTAGTATCAATGACAACATTTCCGGCAACGTCAACGGTGTAGTTTCCGTTTACTGTTACAGTGTTAGTTGCGCCGAGAGAATGTTTAACTCTAGATACTGTAGCAACTTGCATGTCAATGTCAGCACCACCTGCATCAAGAGTAATATCTCCGGCGACGTCAACAGTTAAATTACCCGTCGGAACATCTATCTCTTGATTCGCTCCCATTTGAAAATCGAAACGAATGGCACTATCATCTTTGAAAGTAATATTAGCACCGCCAGCATCAATGATAACATCGTTTACTGCATCTAAGAAGATATTATGCCCTGCTCTGAGTTCAATTCTTTGACCACCAGATTGCGCAGTGCTGATCAATAAACGATTTTCAGTTTCAGTAACATCGCCAGTAGGATACAAAATCTCACCAGAGGAAGCATCGAACACTCGTTCAATCTCGTTGATAGCGTCAGTTACAGTCTTATATGCTGTATTCGTATCTGCTTTAAAATTACCGCCACCTACTCCGTGTAAGTCGCTATCAAGTTCGTTCAAAGCGTCTGTGACGGTGTTAGCAGTAAAATCGTCCAGTCCCCTCAACTTGCCCAAATAACCTGAAGTTTCTGGTCCTAAAGCAGAATCCAGATACTTCATATCCGAGTCAACAATATTACCGAAATGGTTAAGATCGTTAATTAATTGTTGAAACGTATCCGTCGTTTGAAATAGAGGATGATCGCTATCATGAAATTGATTGTTAGCCATTCTGCTGCTTCTCTATCATTGTTCTTATTAGGTCTTTGAGTTCTGAAAACTCTTGCTTTAGTTGGGCAACGTCGTTTTGCATTGCCTGTTCTGCTTCTCTCTTTTCGAGCATACGCTTTTTAGATTCACGTGCTCGGCGAATCTCTTCACTGTTTGTATTTAGTATTGCTCCTGTTGACATGTCCTTTACTAGACCAGTGTACCCCTCAACAGTAACATATCCTTTTCTATTTATCATATCAATGCAATCGCTTTGATGTCTCTAATAATAGGAATCTGACAACTGTTTCTAGATCTCAGAACTACTTTAACTTGGAATTGTCTGAAATCAGGCAAGTCGCCATCTACACCGCCAACCAAGTATCGGTATTCGCTATAAGACAGTTCGCCAGAACCTTGTACATAGAGATCTTTAGATGGATCATTTTCTGCACTAAGTTGAATCCAGTTTCTGCTATAAATGTCGTCATCCGAACCTGTAGTTGTTCTATAGTATGTGTCGAAATCTGCTTGAGGTGGTACGTGCATCTTAATAATAATCCTTAAACCATTACCTGCCTCTGGCAGAACAACTGGTTTAGTGATGTGTTTAGATGGCGTCGTACCTGAAAGCGGATTAGTTTCAGCAACATAATCCGTTGGCGCATTCCTAATGGTAGTTGCTACTCCATTATCAGCTTGGTTATCAATCAGGTAATTCATCATCATAGCACCAACACCCTGTATGTCGATGATAGGCGTCACGTCAGAAACATAACCCGATGATTTGAAAGTCTGTGCTCTCGGACCACCAAAGTTGGATACCTGTGAAGTTTGCATTGAAGTGGTTACCACAATAGATGGTTGACCGTTCAATTGAGACGGATTAACTGTTTGATCACTGTTGGCCAAATATCTTGGATTATCAAAGTAGATTGTTTCAAACGGAGTTAAAGTAAACCTACCGTTTCCATTAGTTCCTGTTGAAGCAGCATCATCAATGTTAAATCGCGTGTCTTGAGTTGCTGTTGATAATCCAACTTGTCCATGAGAAAATCCGCTTACGAAACTGGCTTCATATCTGATACTTGTTCCTGTAAAATTGACATCGGATATGTTCCAATTGAATCTATCTATGTTACATGCTGAAAGCGAAGTCACAGAATCAGCACCAAATTTTCCTGTGCTACCCGAATCAAACGTAGATCCATTATCAATTGCAACATAATATCCAGTAATATCTGGATCAACAACTACGTTAGCAGTATCCATGATCGATGCGCCAGTAACGCCATTATAGTTAGTTGCTGCGCCCAATCCCTCAATAAGGACTTTATCACCGTCCAAAAGATTGTGATAGAAATGATCAACGCGGAATCTATTCAAGTCATCAGAGTCAACTCTCATGCTAGTAGCATAGTTGTGATGCGTTCTAAAATTAGGTTGATTGTAGAAGTTAACATTACCAGAATTTTTGAATTTCGCAGTATAGATTCTAAACGCCAAATCTTGATTCTGTTTTGGAGTCCATGAAGAACCGTTTTGTGACAGGAACAAAGATCCTGTCGCTGGTTGCTTACTAACTCTCTTATCTGTTCTACCAATAATCAAGTCGTATGTGGTAGCAATAAATGCTTGGTAATCATCGCAATCTGATAACAAACAAATAGCATACTCTTTACCCGCACGAATGTAAATTGGTTCTGGGAACTCAAACGTAACTGGATTAGACAAGATGTCATTTAAAGTTCCTTCATCAGGATCAGTTACATTGGGAATGTTGTTAACTATAGCATAAACATCAGCAGCAGATCTGTATACGCAATGTTGTTCACTTATAGGTGCATTTACAGGCGTACCGTTTACCACATCTCTAATTTGTAGTTGTATTGGAATTTGTGGTTTGCCTGGAGGTGGTGCTGATCGCAAAAATATATCTACTTTTGTCACAAAAGCACCGTCCGTCATAGAAGATCCTACAAGCGAGAAAGTTTGCGCGAGTGGGTCATATGGTTGCCAAACTACTGTAGTTTGTGAGTCAATAGTTTCTGATTCAAGAATTCCACTTACTGTATCAATGTAATCTTCAGACCTTACTACTCGCGTGCTGATAATATCCTTTCTTCTAGTAATTGCTCTACCAGCAGCAGCATATTTTGTTTTCGCTCTAGAAAGAGCGTCCGCGTTTATGCCTGAAGAAATATCAAGGAGTTTTATTTCCCGAGTGCCGATCCTGAATTTCCAACCTGCGTAGTCATAAACTTGTGGCGAACCTGCTCCATAAAGGGCAACACCTTCTTTTACCTTTTTAACCCAAGTATCCAGTTCTTCCTCATAAGGGAATACGTCAGATTTAGGAATAGGTATGGTTGCTGTATTAGGAATAAATAAATCGAAATACAAATTACCATTAGCATCTGAAAACAATGCGTTCTCGTTACTAACTCCTAGGGAGTTTGGATGTCTTTTTATAGTCGTCCAACTCGTAGGATATTGGGTTTGATGCGCCCGTTGAGCCAAGAGAGTAGTATAAGATCCCTCTGTTCTGCTAAGAACCCATTGATCCATTCTAATACCATCAAAATATAACCAGAAGCGAGTGTCTGGGCGTAGACCTTCTGCTTTACCCAAAACTCGACGGTTCCTTATAAAAGGCACAGTACTAACATCGATGATTTTATCATCTTCAAATGTTTCGATTTGATCGCTTACTACTCTGGTTCGAACACGTTCCGTAGTTCTCTGCGTAAGTCGACGAGTAGTGGTTGTTCGTTCAACTTCTCGTTCGACTCGCCCTTGCTCATTGATCCTACGACCGCCTAAATCACGAACAGTAGTTCTAGTTGATACGAAAGTAGATGTCCAAGTTCTTGGTACATATGCTGACAAATCATTAAGTTTAATATAAATTGTTTCGTTAGTAACACTTCGATCTGGTAGTCTGTAATGGTCAACCCAAAAATCTCTTGAAGGGGTGACTTTAAGATTACCTTCACCAGCAAACACATTAAATGGGTTTACGTTATAATATCCACGCTCTTCATAAGAATATGGCGTTCTCCAAGAAATTACTTCTTGCGTTAAGGCAGAATCCAAAACTTCTACATAGTCAAGCATTAGCATATCGCCACGCCTAACAACGTTGTTCAACTGAGGTATGCTTGCTCTTGGTCCTCCAAGGGTAGATCCGTTGTAAGCATTAGCAGAATCCCAATAGAAATCGTTCCAGAACTTAGTATGCTTTGGTTGAATTTCGCCTTTTAAAGTGTCGAGTGTTTGTGTAATCCAAGACTCATCGTCTATGAAGTTTGGTCCAACTTCAGAGGAAGCAAGTGCTAATCCGTAACTGAAATCATCTACGAAGAATCCAGTCTTAGAACGAATTGTATTGTTACTATTTTGTTCAATTAAATTTTGCGCTTCTTGTTCGATGAACGAAAGAGCAACAGTTTCTTCCAATCTACCGACTCGAGTTCTCAAACGATCAACATCGCGCATAGTGTATCGAGGATAACGGTTCTGAGAAACCATAAGATCGTTAATTGATTTGGTGTTACCATTCAACAAGACGTTAAACAGTCTCATATTTTTGTCCATGGCACCTCTAACACCAGGAGAGAGTGATTCATCACCTTTAACAACGTTGATCCTTGGTTTAAAGGTAACTGCGTCATACGTTAAGTTAATCGCATCAATTCTCTTATTATAGAAAGTAGTACCATGACTTATCGAACCGCCATCCCTTGGCATTTCATTGTAATCAGCTGCTGATATAGAACTTGCAAGAGGATCCATTTTGGAACGGAAGTCAAAGTATTGGTGCAATGGGTAAGGTTCACCGTCTAATTTAGAAAGGAACGTTGGAATATCACCATAATCGAATTCAGGATACTGTGTGGTTGCAGATGCCGCGTCCGTTAACAAATATGAATTAGGCGAGAAGTATCCGTCATTTCTAGTCCAAGTGAAGTATCCAATTTTAGCGAGAACAGAATCGACTAGATTACTGACGCCTCTGTTTGGCGTCAAATAAATTGGACCATAATAGTTATCCCTTTGACCGCCATCAAATACAATGTTGTTGGTGATAACTGATCCATCTGAATCAGAATCATATGCCTCGAGCAATCTTACTCCATCATATAATCCAGACAAAGCAGTACCATCTGCTTGACCAGTAACCAAGAAACGGTCGCCAACGGAATCTGTGTATCTTCGTAGTTTAAACCAACCTTCAGTGTACTTCTTGGTGTCAGCAACTAATCCGCCAGATTTTTGACCTTTTTCAACATAAGCATAGATTACATAAGTTTTGCCAGTTGTAAGACCAGTAACAGTTGCAACATTACCAGTTCCAGTAATATTAGCAGCAGGCACATATTCTTCTTGATTATCAGTAATATTAATAATTGTCCATTGACCTTTATCAACAAACTCTTCAGAAGCAGCAGCAGTAATTCCTATTGATGTTCCTGCTCCAGTAGCATCAGTAAAATATCTCTGTACGGTTACATTAACGTCACTAACACTTTTAACTCTGTGTGAAGAAATTTCAAACAATGAAGTATTTTCTTCTGGTCCTTGTATATAATTTTGTTGATCTTCTAGAAGTGGACGAATCACTTCAGAATTTAAAGTGCCATACTCGCCGATTTTAGAGACAGCACGGAAATTATACCCATCTTTCATTTGAATATCCATCAAATGAACGCGATAGTTGGTTTCTCTTTGTCTAGGTAATCCTCTTGCAGTTGCAACACCACTACCATCACTATCTTTTAAGTATCCAGTGTTTACTACTGATTTAATTCTAGCATTACCTATTACACTGTCACTGCTGTTGTACAAATAATGTTTTGTAAGAAGATTGATGTTACTTGGAGTCCAATTACCTAAGAAGGAATTAGCAGAATCGTTTCTAACACCTAGATAATTTTTAAAACTAACGCCAGTATTCATGCCCGAATCAGTTGTTGTGCTGATTGGTTTTTCTACATATAAGATTTGATCGAGTTCTTGCTCTAGACGGAATCCCTCAAAATAAGCAAGTGGGTTTTCGCCTAGATCATTAGGTGCTGGCATGAAATATCGAAGTCTCTTAGAATCTCCGTTAGAATCATCCCATTCAGAAATTTCTAAATTATGCTTGTGTACAATAAAATCGCCCAAGCTCTCGGAATGTCTAGTCGCCGCTCTTTTTTCTATTTGATTAAAATTATCTGTACCTGATTTAATTTGTACAATTTTAGATTCTCTAACTTTGGCGAATTCTAAAAAGTCAAGTTTATCAGCGATTTCATCTCTGGTTGTTAGTAGAAGACGAATTCTATAGCGATCTGCTCCTGGCGAAGAAAGATTAGGTCTTGCGCCTTGATTATCATAAAGTGCCTCGTCATCAAGAGCAGTAACAACATCTTGTACAATTTCAAATCCAACATCAGCATTTGCTTGTGGAGTGTGTTTAGAAATAGCACGTTGTTGTTTGGGCGCGATGACGAAGTGCCCTTGAGTGAAGAAATCAACGCTGCCCATGGTAAAGATTACACCTCTACCAGTGGAGGTTGGTTCTCCTGGTCCTTGCTTATGCACTTTTAGATTAACCAATCCAGGACTGGTCAAAGTTTCTTCATCTAAGAAAGACAAAGTATTGGCGACGTTATCAGTAGATGAAGCGCCAGAAGATGCTTGTGAGATATATCTTCCGTACAACACTGGAAGATCGTCTCCGCTCGCAACTTCAACGTGACTACAAACAAATATCAATCCTGTAGTTTTATTAGAATGAGTACTGCTTCCTGTAAAGACTGCGCCGAGATAATCCTCAACATCGTCAAGCAATTCGTCTACAATAACATATGACCGAAGATCTGTACCCGCGCCAGCACCTTTAGGACTTACAGCAGCACCATCTAGGAAAACATTTTGCGCGAATTTGGTAATTTGATTTTGTAGAATCGTTTGTAACTGAGTAAGTTCTCTTGCCTGCAATGGACGTCCGCTGTTAAACAGAATACGATAGTATCCTGCGCTATCAAGGAAGTCGTCCTTATAGTCGTTTTTTAAAGTATTATTAGTAAACGGATTAGGCATTTTTTATTCCTTACAGGTCGATAACGATTTTAACGTCTTCAGTTTGTTCATCGTCTCGAGTAATTTTCACTCTATTGTCTATGTAGATAACTTCACCAGAAAATCTATCGACTTCCGCTGGGCGCAGATTAGGACCACTAGGATTGGCAACGATAGTTCCAGTACCCAAAGCACTTGTTCCTTCAAAAAATTGAATATTATTAGAACTATCGAATCTCTTAAATCCTGTCTCTCTAGTTTGATGAACATACGCAATTGCGGTAACTGAATCATATGTAGCATCAAAATAATCTAGAATACAAGAGGCATTACTGGTAGTCTGAGTAAGTATTTGGTCTCCAGTTAAGTTAGCAGCAAATCCACTTGTTCCCTGTACAAATAATTTCTTGTATACTTGTCCAGTCAAATCGCTGAATTCAGAATCTCCAACAAAACTACCAAACTCTGCTGAATCTTTTTGTGGGTTCTTTATCAATCCAACTTGGCGGAAATCGTTTCGAACAGTAAAGTCGTTATTTTCTACGCCAGTCAAAGTAGCGTTGAACATAATAGCAGATGAATTCAAATTAACTACTGGATTGCTTCCCATGCCAGAATCGCCATCAATAATAGCACGAAGAACGGCACCAGTGCCACCGCCTCCTGAAACTGAAATACTAGCATGCCTATAATTTTTACCGAAGGTAAAATATGGAGCAGTAGAAGAATCTTTCATAACGATTTCATAAATTCTACCATTCGCTATTTTAGCAATTGCTTGTGCTGAATCTCCAGACCTAAATTTATGCCCAAGAGCTCTGCCTCTTATCGGTTCGCCGACAATAGTTACAGTAGGAACGCTGGTATAACCTGATCCCCCAGAATCTACTGCGATACCAATAAGTTGTCCATCAATTGATGCCTTTTGAATCGCTAACTGGTTTGCTCTGGTCGTTGTAAGTTCATCTGCAGCAGGTCCACCCTGACTAGAATCCAAGATTTTTTCAACTGGCAAATATGCCGAAGTCAAGAATTTTCTGGTTTCTGTAGCACCGATAGTGAACAAGAATTTCCAAACATAACCATCTTGTGCGCCAACGAAGAGTTGGGTTGGGGGGTCACCAGCAATTGGTTTATTTTGCGAGTTATTGACATTTCCGTTAACATCTTTACCTTGCTGAATACAAACAAAGACGCTGTTATCATCTGTAATCACATAATATGGATGTTGAATATCACCAGAAGGACCTACTGTGGTATTAGAACTAAAGTTATTATCCCAAGCACTGTATTGATTTCCCGCAATCCAATTATACCTAGGAACAACGTATGAAACGTCTGGTACCAATTTTACAGATTGTAGACTTTCCTGAAATTTCAATGTTTCGTTTGTTGAGGGATTTGGTACTGGTGGATTTAATTCACCAGTGGTTGCAGTTGAATCCCAAATTTCAGCACGACCGATACCCAGATAATATCTGTCAGAGTCGGTTCCTGCTGTCTTACCTATGTTTTGATAAGATTCATAAATTTTTTCAAGAATATCTCTTTTAAAGAAATCTGATACTGTTGCTACCATTTCCCTACTCTCTTATGGTATAAGTTTTAAGTTGTCGTCAGAGTCTAGACCCATGGCCATCCATTCTGAACCGCCCCAAATTAGTTCTACTCCACGTTTTCCTCTAAGAACCATGGAAGTCGCTGGTCCAAAATTAGAAGGAGTGATAGTAGAATATCCAGTACTAATGTTTATAAACTTTTTCATCTGCCCTAGTACTGTTCCGTCTGAACAAGAAATTGCCGATGGGTTTACCTGATTAATAAATGTTATAGGAACCATAGGATCCGCAGCACCAGTTACAGTTGATATAGTTTCTGATGCTTGTACGATTGGTCCATTTATACTTACCACGCCTTCGTTTAATGGAGTAATGTCTATACCCACATTGGTTAATCCACTAGCAGCGTCACTATCAACGCAAAGTTTTACTGCGCTCGCGGAGTCGCCGTTATCTATCCTCAGAAAATGAGTTGAAGAAGTAACACCATTTAACTCTAGAATCTGATTACCATTGCTGTCGTGGACCATACCAATCCTAGGATTGGTTAATGTTTTATTTGTTAGGGTATCTGTAGTATTTTTTAGAACTACAGTACCAGTCGTATTTGGTAAAGTGATTGTTTTATTACTACCAGTCGCGACATCACCAACTAACTTAGTTGTGTATGATCCTACATCAGAATCGCCGAATATGATATTACCATCAGAGTCTAAATGAAAGTAACCACTTGCTGCGTCTGATTCGCCTAATAATGCAAAAAGAGTTTGGAAATTTCCATTAATCTTATCAGCAGCATCGCGCAGTGTGTCTCCCGTACCATCATTTGCGATGGTTCCGTTTAATAAAATTAGTCTGGTTGTACTGTGTGACATTTTTAGGTTCCGTAAATTATAATGTTATTTATACTCGTTCTCAAGAAGTTCCGCTAGGATTATGAATAGTTCCGTCGCTATCTATCGGCAACAGAGGAAACTCCACGTATTGAATTAGATTAGGAGCGTTTAGTCCCAACGCGGAGGTATTACCCCGTCCATCACTGTCGCCGTTGACGTAAGCATTTCTCAGTGTCCGTGGTTTTGGCAAACCAGCATCATTATCTCGTATGGTATCTAATTCATCAATAAACCATTGTATTGGGTTATTTCCAGAATCTAATGTAATTGGGAACTTAATATTAGCTCTGTTACCTGATCCATCCGAGTCATATGAGTACCACTTACCTTCGTCAAGCAA